AAGAAATTTTAGAGTTAGAAAAACACAAAAGAAATATTATTAATGCCATTATACAAGGTGCAGCGAAAAAAGGACATTATCTTTTTCAAAAACCTGAAGTTAAAGCAAGATTAGACGCTATTGACCCATCTTTATATCGAGATTATTTGGGTATTATGGCAATTAATGATTTCATGTATTTTAGTATGGAACAAATGATTGAAATGATGAGTCAAACAGGCCAAGGTGTTGCGGGTAAAGTAGAATTAGGTGATGCCGATGAGGATGAAGATGGTGAAGGGGGTGAGGACCAACCTGACACTAAAATTATGGCAACCGGACTTATATTTCCAATACTTTGTCATGAAATTATAAAAGGTTTAGAAGAAGCAAAAGGACGATACGGATATCCTAAAGACGAAAAATTGGCAAATAAAGTTTTAGGTCAAACAGACACTTTAAGTAACGAACCAATGCAATTAAGGATTGGCCCTGAAATAGTTGAAAGAATTAGATTTGCGTTACCAAATGAAATATTTGACTCAAGTAACAAAGGGTTGATAAATTGGTTCCATATTCTATTGTATCAAATAGAAGCACAGGAATTTTTAGAGGTAATTGGTAATGCAATTTCTGAAGATAAATCAAAAGTTAAACTAGCAACTAACAGATTTAAAGAAATTGTTAAAGAAGCTATGGTAATGAAACAAGAGTTTGAAGATTATAAAGAAGAACAAGGTGTTAATTCAGATAGTGATGGTGATGATGACGATGATGGTATGTTAGATGACTTTTTAAGTGACTTAGGAATACCTAGAGCACCAAGAAATTAATGTGTGAATAGAGAACAATTAATAATTGAAGTTACGAAGTGTATGAGGAATACTCCTTACGCACTTCGAACTTATTTACAAACTTACGATAATACCGTATCAAAATATGTCCCATTGGACTTATTTCCCGACCAAGTTAGTTTAATTGAAGATTACGATAGGTATAACGAGAATATTGCGTTAAAGTATCGTCAAGCCGGTGTGTCTACGGTTACCGCAGCTTGGATATCAAAAAGATTAGTTTTTGCAAAGAAAAACAAACCTGAAAAAATTCTAATCATTGCCAACAAATTGGACACATCAGTTGAGATGGCCAATAAGGTGAGAGGTTTTACCGAACAATGGCCGGCATGGGTCGGAGTTACATTCTCGAAAGAAAAAAATTCACAAAGACACTTTAAGTTAAGTAATGATTGTGAAGTAAAATCAGTTGCAACTTCAAAGGATGCCTTGAGAGGTTATACCCCAAGCATTCTTGTATTTGACGAGGCGGCGTTTATCGAAGCGGATTCAGACTTTTGGTCAGCGTGTATGGCATCCCTATCTACCGGAGGTAAAGTTATTGTGGTATCCACTCCAAACGGATACGACCCGATTTATTACGAAATTTACGACCAATCATTAAGAAACATGAATGATTTCAAAATATCTGAAATGTTTTGGTATCGTGACCCGAGATATACAAAAGATTTGTTTATGGTTAAAACTAATGACTTGGTTCATTATTTGTTAAATCGAGAAGAATATTCTGAAAAAGATATCATCAACTTATCGATGGAAAATCCATATGAAAGAGACCATTCGGTCGTAACGGATTACATTTCACAAGGATATAAACCATGTTCCGCATGGTTTGAGGGTATGGTTAAAAAGTTAAAGTTTGACCGAAGAAAGGTTGCTCAAGAGTTAGAATGTAACTTTTTAGGTTCCGGTGATAACGTATTTGAGTCTGAATTAATGCAGAGCATCTCAAAAAACACATTACGTGAACCACAAGCAAAACTTATGGGTGGTTCATTATGGATATTTAAAGAACCCGTAAACGGACATAAGTATGTTATGGGTGTCGATGTATCAAGAGGTGATTCTGAGGACTTTTCGTGTATCCAAATCATTGATTTTGATGAAAGAGAACAGGTGTTAGAATATGTTGCCAAAATTCCACCAGATGTATTAGCAGAAATTGCATATAAATGGGGAACAATGTATAATGCTTACTGTGTAATTGATATCACCGGAGGTATGGGAATTTCCACCGCAAGAAAACTACAAGAGTTAAATTATCAAGGTGGTTTATATGTTGATAATGTTGATACAAGTAATAAATGGAAATGGGACCCAAAAATAAATGATAAAATACCTGGTATTAATTTTAATTCAAAAAGAGTTCAAATTATTGCTGCGTTTGAAGAGGGCGTAAGACATGGTTTTAAAGTATATTCAAATAGATTATACAATGAAATGAACACATTTATTTATATCAATGGAAGACCTGACCATCAAAAAGGTCATCACGATGACTGTATTATGGGGGTTTCTATGGCTTTGTATGTTGCTGAAAAATCATTCCAATCTTTAGAAAAAGTAACTAATCATACTAAAGCAATGATTAACTCATGGGCAACAACTGTAAATGAAAATAAAAACACTTCCGACTTCTTTAATCCAATGGTTCCACAAATGGGTAGGAATGGTAATTTAAGTAATAATGGTGATGCAACAAAGGGTGATTATCAAAAATATGGTTGGTTATTTGGTGCTAGGTAACTATTTATATTATCAAGGTAATTAGTAAATTTAAATTATGAGCGAAAACAATCTTACGGTCTGGCAAAGGTTATCCAAGACATTCGGGCCAAACTCTTTATTAAAACAAGACTACCCAACTTTTAAGTTTGATAAAAAAGAACTTTTAAGAACAACAAATAGAGACGATTTTGAAAGGGAAAAACTTCAAGCACAACAAACGTATTATTTAACAAACCAATGGGCTAAAGTTGAAAATAATTTATATTCACAGGCAATATATTATGAACCATCGAGATTGTCGGCACAATACGATTACGAAAGTATGGAATATACTCCGGAAATTTCTGCAGCATTGGACATATATTCTGAAGAATCTACAACAACAAATGAGGATGGATTTATTCTTCAAATTTTTTCAGAATCAAAAAGGATTAAATCTGTTTTAGCTGATTTATTTAACAACGCACTCGACATTAATACCAATTTACCAATGTGGACAAGAAACACATGTAAATATGGTGATAACTTTGTTTACTTAAAATTAGACCCTGAAAAAGGTATTATTGGTTGTCAACAATTACCAACAATTGAAATTGAAAGACATGAGATTGGTGTTTCAGGTAGAATTTCACAAGATATTTCAAAAGAAAAAGATGAGGATAAAAAAGCTCTTCATTTTACTTGGAAAACTAGAAATATGGAGTTTCAATCATGGGAAGTTGCACATTTTAGATTATTGGGTGATGACCGAAAACTTCCTTATGGTACTTCTATGTTGGAAAAAGCAAGACGTATTTGGAAACAATTATTGTTATGTGAAGATGCAATGTTAATCTATCGTACATCACGTGCACCTGAAAGAAAATTATTTAAAGTATTTGTGGGTAACATGAATGATGATGATGTTGAAGCATACGTAAACCGTGTTGCAAACAAGTTTAAAAGAGAACAAGTTGTAGATTCAAAAACAGGTAATGTGGATATGAGATTTAATCAAATGGCGGTTGACCAAGATTATTTTATCCCTGTTCGTGACCCTGCAGCACCAGACCCAATTAGTACATTACCAGGTGCAACAAACTTATCGGAAATTGCCGATATTGAATATATTCAAAAGAAATTATTAACGGCTCTTCGTGTCCCTAAAGCATTTTTAGGGTTTGAAGAAGTTGTTGGTGATGGAAAAAATTTATCATTACAAGATATTCGTTTTGCAAGAACTATTAATAGAATTCAAAAAAGTATGGTTGCAGAATTGAATAAAATTGCAATCGTTCACTTATTTCTATTAGGATTTGAAGATGAATTACAGAACTTTACATTAGGATTATCTAACCCATCTACACAGGCTGATTTATTAAAAATTGATGTTTGGAAAGAAAAGGTTTTATTATACAAAGACTTGGTTTCAGACCCAGGAAATGGTATCCAACCTACATCATCAACATGGGCTAAAAAACATATCTTTGGATGGTCTGATGAGGAGATAAGATTGGATTTACAACAACAAAGAATTGAACGAGCGGTGGGTGAAGAACTTAAAGCAACTCCTACAGTCATTTCAAGAACAGGTATATTTGATAATATCGATAAGTTATATGGAAATGTAGGGAAACCTGCTGCTCCCGGAGCAACACCACCTGAAGGAGGAGAACCACCATTAGGTGGTGACATGGGAGGTGAAGTATCTTTACCGCCTGAGGGAGGTGAAGTGACACCACCACCACCACCACCACCTGCCGGAGGAGAAGTAACACCAGAGTCGAAAAATAAAAACATGAATTTATTAGTTGAAACTAATCTTTTAGAAGGTTCTAAAATCCTTGATTTAGGTCAAGGTCAAGATTCTTTAGGAGAAATTTCAAAAGAATTGGATAAGTTATTAAATTCATAATATTTATATTCTAAATGCACTATAATGACTTTCGGACAAATTAAAACTTTAGTAGAACAAAATCTAATTGAATCCTACAAAAATGAGAATGAATTCAAAAAATCTCTAAAAGAATTCAAACATAATGTTTTGAATAATAAACATATGGCAAAATTGTATTCATTATACGACCAATTGAGTTCACCTCAAGGGTTAAATGAATCTGACGCAAAAGATTTCTTAGAAGAAGGTGTTACATTAATCCAAACTATATTACCAAATATTAAATTACCAAAAACTTTGTCAGAAAATATTGAAAACAAATATTCCGATATCGATTCTTTAGTTTACACGAATAAATTAAATTTATTGGAAAGAGTAAATTCAAAAAAGAATATTATTAATACATTGGTTGGTGAAAATAAAAGAATTAAAGAGTCGATTAATATTCCATTAAAATCAATGGTGAGTATTGCAAATCAAACATTACAAAAATATATTGAAACATTAGACGAATCATCCAAAAAAGAGTTCATTAAATTAATTTCTGAAGACACAAAAACTCTTGAGGATAAGTTCGAAACTATTAAAGAAAGTGCAATTAATAAACTTAATAGTATGTTAGAAAAAGAACAAGAGTTTGAATTAAAAACAAAATTATCAGAAACTATTAACAAATTAAAAACAGAAAAATTCGACCAATTGAATTTTATTAAGTTAAAAAATTTGGAAGAATCAATCTAAAGAATTTCTAAATTTTTGAGTGTAAGACGCTTTTTGTATTTGAGTTCTCCTTTTAACGGATTTTTTAACAAATTCTTTTTTATTTAAAAGAATTTTATTTTGATGAGTTTTATTAACTTTATATTTGAAAACCTTTAAGGCCTTTTCAATTCCATCATTTGCAACTTTAACTAGTATCATATATTACAAATATTTCGATTATTTGAAAAATCTTTGACAATCATCATTTTTTTTACTATTTTTTTAAAAAAATAAACATGTGCAAGAAAAATGATGAATGAAAAAAGGTAAATGTGTGAAATTAAACTTATTTAACCCAATAAAATCGGTTTATGGTACCGTAGATTCCACAAATCTAAAATCAATTTATATTAATATTCAATCTTGGGTGTCACCAAAATCAAATCAACTTAATTGGTCCCGAATTGTTAGTAATTTAAATAAAGAAATTAAAAATTCTGTTTTTAATTCAATAGATAAAAATTTATTTAAAGAACACACAATTGTTGATTTAGATTTAAGAAGTAGTGGATTGTTTGAGGGTAAAAAATCATTTTTAAATTTGGAAGTTAATATATATCCTAATAAAGAAATTGATTTTAAATCTCCTGAATTAAAAGAATCTGTTAAAGAAATAATTAAGAATATTGTTAAAGATAATGTGGTCGAAAACGAATTCTTTACCTTTTCTATATCAAAAAGTAAATAAAGATAGTATATCGATATATTTATCTTAAAAACTATTGATGAAACTATTAAGAATTTTAGAAGCAAATGAAATCGGCCATGGCATTTTAATTGAAACGGATGCAGGTTGGGTATCACCAAAAGATATACGTAATGCGGATATGTTAAAAGAGGCGGCTAATTTGGATTATAGAAATCCGTTTGAATTTTATGCTGTATTACAAAAATATGACACCCCAAATAGAAACGGAAGATTTTACCCCGAAAGAATATTAAAAAGAGAAGCGGATAATTACAAAAAGGCAATTGCTAAGGGATTGTCTACTTCAGAACTTAATCACCCTGAATCATCACTAATTGATTTAGATAGAGTGTCTCACATCATTACAGACATATGGTGGGATAAGAATATCCTAATGGGCAAACTTAAACTGTTAACATCACCAGGATTCCACGAGAGAGGTATCGTATCAACTAAAGGAGACCAAGCAGCAAATCTTATGAGACAAGGTGTAACTATGGGAGTTTCTTCGAGAGGTGTTGGTTCTTTAAAAAAGGTTGGAGAAAGAAATGAAGTTCAAGATGATTTTGAATTAATTTGTTTTGACTTAGTATCATCTCCATCAACACCGGGAGCGTATTTGTTCACTAAACCTGAAGATAGAGAGATGTATGAAGAGAATTTAGAGGAAGAAAAAAAATATAAATCACCTGAAAATTCAGAATTTCAATCGAAAGGGGTTGACTTAATGAGAAAATTAACCGATTATTTGGGAAAATAAAATTAAAATATGGAAGAAAAATTTTTTGTAGCAAAAGTTCAGTATGATTTACCAGATGAGAATAGTGGTAAGATTAAAAAAATCAGAGAGGAAAAACTTGTAAAAGGATACTCTGTTACAGATGTGGAAGCAAAGGTAACTGAGAAATATCAAGGATTTACTCATGAATGGAGAATCACATCGGTATCTGAAAGTAAGATTGATGAAGTTATTGATTAATCTAAAACAAAAAATAAATTGGTTTATTTAAACCAATTAAGTTAAAGTGGTCTATTTTGACCACTTTTTTTATGCTTGGTGATATTTATTAAATAAATAAACCTATAAAGATTCAAAAAAATAATATTTCCCAATCAATAAAAGGGATTTTTAATTTTTTGGTAATATTTATTAGTTAAAATAAATATATTTCCGATATGAGTGAAAACAAATTAGTTCAAGAGGCCCTTATTCAAATGAAACAAGTTGAAGAAGCTATAGCCGAAAACGCAAAAGGAATACTTGCTTCTACAATGAAGGAAGAAATCAATCAATTAGTAAAGGAATCTCTTTCTGAACAAGATGAGGAAGATGAGGTTAATTTAGATGCTGACATGGAAATGTCCGCTGATAACGATGACGTAGAGACGGATATGGATTTTGGCTCGGATGATGATATGGAAATGGATTTTGACATGGAAATGGATTCTGATGAAATGCCAATTGACTTAACCAACGCTTCTGATGAAGAAATTCTAAAAGTCTTCAAAGCTATGGGAGAAAATGATGGTATTATCGTGAAAAAAGACGGTGATGATGTTCATTTAACTGATAGTGATGCTGATGTTGAATATCTTGTAAAACTTGGAGAATCTGAGGAAGACATGATGGAAGAAGAAGATGACGACATGATGGAAGAATACGACGACATGATGGAAGAAGACGATGAAACGACTAATGATGTTATCGACGCTATTTTTAGTGGTGATATGTCAGGTATCGACGAAGAGGAAGAAGACATGGACGAAGTTGTTTACGAAATCGAAATGGACGAAGAAGATATGGACGAAGTTGTTTACGAAATCGAAATGGACGAAGAAGACATGGATGACGAAGACATGGAAGAAGAAGACATGGATGACGAAGACATGGAAGACATGACTAATGAAACCTACAAACCTAAAGGTGTTGGAATTGGTAAAGGTCCTAAATTCTCTTACAAAGACAAAGCTGCAGGAGGATTTAAAGAAGACAAAAAACAAGGTCCTAGAACAATGGGAACTGGAAAAGCTAAATTCGAATACAAGAAAGGTGCAAACATGGAAGGTAAATCCAAAGTTGTTAAATCTGAAACCAAAGAGGGCGATTACGGAATGAATAAAGGTGATAAGTCCAAAACAATGAAAGGTAAAGAAGATTACACAACTAAAAAAGGAGACACTCTTAAAAGAAAGGCTTTCGAGAAAGAAGAAACTAAGGAAGCTGCAAGAACTTACGGAATGGGTTCTAAAGAAGGTAGAGGATTAAGAAAAGGCATCACTCCAAACAGAAACTATACTTATGGTAAAAATGGTGTTAAAACTGAATCTACTCAAGAAGAAGTTAGTATGTTGAGACAAAAGAATGATGAGTATAGAAAGGCATTAAATGTTTTCAGAGAAAAACTTAATGAAGTTGCTATATTCAATTCAAACTTGGCTTACGCAACTAGATTGTTCACTGAACATTCAACTACTAAAAAAGAAAAAATAAATATCCTTAGAAGATTTGACGATGTTGAGACTTTAAAAGAATCTAAAAATCTTTATAAGTCAATCAAAGATGAGTTAGCTAAGGTAGACACAAAATCAATCAACGAATCAGTAGGCGCTAAATTAAATAAATCAGTATCTACAGGTTCATCAACTACTCTAATTGAAACTAAAACCTATGAGAATCCACAACTATTAAGAATGAAGGATTTGATTAGTAAGTTGGGGTAATAATAAAAATAAATCTAAAACAAAACAAATACTAAAATGGGAGCATTATTAGAATCAGGTCTTGTTGGTAACATCGGGTTAAAACACCTTAAAGTTATTAAAGAAGACACAATCAACAAATGGGACAAATTAGGATTCTTAGAGGGTCTTAAAGGTCAC